CATTAGGTCGGTATGCGAGTAGGTTGCTCGCCTTGCCTGAACTAGTGATGACGTTCGAGAATGCCGGTCAGGTTCAGTGGGTCTACGGGTCTACCGCCCGTCCCCGGCCCGTCAATCTGACGTGTTCGCCGGAGGATAGGTGCTCCGCTCGTGTGTGTGCTGTCTTGGAACCATGTAAAGTACGCACAGTAAGCTGTGGTGATGCAGATAAGTACTTCTTGTCGAAGTCTTGGAACCGGTTGGTGTACCGGTATCTGCCTCAACACCCTACATTTCGGCTGGTAGGAAGGCCCTGTTTAGCCTCGGATTTCGAGACGTTTACGGGGAAGTACCTTCTATCAGGCGACTATAAGGGAGCCACGGATACGATATTTTCAGAGTGGAGTGAGTTTGCGTTACAAAAAGTGAATACGCGACTTGGTATCCCGGTGGAGTACCAGCCCCTTCTCCAGCAGTGCCTAACCCGGCACCGCCTGCATTACACCGATGGGTCCGAAGTGGACCAAGTGGAAGGTCAGTTAATGGGAAGTCCGATATCTTTTCCGATATTGTGTATTCTCAACGCGGCAATAAACTATGTGTATTTGTGTCCTGCACTAGATCGAAAGATCGCCTGTCTACCACTGTTGATCAATGGTGATGACGTAGCGGCCTCAAGTGATCGTGACTTCTCCGACTGGGAGCTCTACGCCAACCGCGTGGGGTTCGTAAAGTCCGTGGGGAAGAACTACGTTCATGGGTCAGTCATGTGTATCAACTCCGAGTTCTATGAGCGTCAAGCTCACAGATACGTGGATTGGTTCGGCCAACGCCGAGTCGATTACGAATTTGAAAGAGTCCCTCTTTTGAGTACAGGTTTGTTGTGGGGCAATGGCAGGGTGGTCGGCACGAAGGCCAGCCTTGAGGAGAAGTTAAAGGGTTCAACCGTGAGTGGGTTCACACGCGTCCCGTCGCTGGCATCAGCCTGCGGCTACCTAGTCAAGATGGACATGGGTATGATCGGGGCGGATCGACTTATTGACCGATTTATCGCACACAACCTAGAGTGGTTGAAGATGACGAAGAGAAATTGGTTCGTTCCCAAGTGTTTGGGGGGGGTCGGTCTGCCGCTGACAGAGGAGACGGCGAAGAGTGTGACGGAGATGAGTAGAAGAGTTGCTGCGTATGTTTATACACGTCCTGATGCAGGAGCTGACCTTGGTCAGTTGCGTACAGAGATGGATGGGAAGACATTCACAGGTCAGCATGCCGTGGCGTCAAGCCGCGCGGCTGATTTCCTGGGCCTGATCCCTGCGTGGTCCGTCGACAAGACGGAGACCGCACAGGAGCCCGGGGACCTCATTTCGATACGTCTGTTCACCGGTTATGGGAATGGAACGGATGAAAAGGAGGGAGAGAGTGATAACGAGAGATGGAGTAAGTTCGCTGTTAAGGCGTGTCGCACGAGCCTGCAACCGATGAGTTTCATCAAGTTGTGGGTCGTGTCTCAGTCCCCAATGAGGGTCTTCTACCACAAGGGAAGGGTGGAAAACCCGGGGATTTGGAGAGACGACGTGCCGCCATGGGCAGCGGATTTGGACGTCCAAGCCAATCAGGCCTGAACGCTCCGAGAAGACGGATATGATATATTCTAGACGACAAGGAGGTGAGAAGGGAAAGAACCAGAACCACGTGACACATGCACACGAGCTGGAACCGCACCAGATCACCACTACTACCCTTGAAGTTGAGCCCAAGAATACGTAAGTACACCTTTACCAGTGTACACCCGGTCAATCGCCCTTTGCGATTGGTTGGGTGCTGATAAGTATTGAGACCGGCAGTCCAAATGAAACGTAAGCCACGCTATAGAATCGAGTTGAATTTTCCTCGTTCAAAGATAGTCGTGCAGGTTCATAGGATGAGCCGTGTAGCAACGATGTAATGCACGCGTAGGAGTAAGCTGGAGTAGC